GTGACGTGGTTGAAGAGATCATCCAGAGCAGAAGAGATGCGGCTGCACCTTTGTACAAGCAAGCATTTGAGGCCGGTGAGGTTTACTCTCCAAGAATTGACGAACTGCTTGCAAAGTCAAAGGACATCAAGACTGCAATTGAAGTTGCTCGCGGCCTACCCCAGTTTGCTGACTTACCTGCCAACTCAATGTTGCTGCTGGATAAGGCATATAAGTATGTGGGAGACATGGCAAACGAGGCCAAGAAAGCTGGCAAAAACAGTAGAGCAAGTGATCTGGACACTTTGCGCAATGACTTGCTTGATGCCATTGCCAACAAAGAAACTGGCGTCCCGGTCTATCGTGATGCAGTAAACACATTCTTCAACGAATCCTTGCTCAAAGACGCGCTCGAACTGGGTGCAAAGAACTTCTTGCGCAAGACCCCGGCAGAGATCAACCGCGAGATTAAGAAATTCCCAGGGGACGCAGAGCAGCAGATGTATCGCCTGGGTGCGGTGCAGTCAGTGCGGGACGAGATCTATGGGATGCGTGAGACGGGCAACATCGCTGACAAATTCCTTAACTCGCGTGAGATGCGTGACCGTATGCGTACAGTCTTCAACTCTCAAGGCGAGTACGAGGCATTTGTCAAGAACCTGGAGCGTGAGCGCCAGATGGCCGTGACCAGGGGGAAAATTGAGGGTAATTCAGTTACTACTCCATTGGCTCAGGATGTTGCTGAGATAACTGCTCAATCGCCATCAGAGATGCTGCGAGCTGGCGCTCAGATGGCCGGTGGAGACTTAATGGGTGGCGCTACCAACTTGATGCGCCAGCTCGCGCCTCGCCTTCAAGGCATGAATGAGAATGTGGCAGAGCAGATCTCGCGCAGCGTGCTTGATCCCAGGTTCAACCAACAGCAAGAATTCTTGATGGGCTTGACCCCATTGATGGACCAACTGCGCAGACAGGCGCTGCAACAGCAGACCCGTGCTGCTGGCACGTCCACAAGCGCAGGTCAGATGGTCCCAGGCTTACTCGCAGATTAAGGTGAAATGATGGCAACTGGTCTACTGGATTACCTCGAGGCAATTGGCGAGACGGGTGCAACGCTTGGTAGCGGTGCCGCTGCCACATTGGCCGGCATCCCTTACGGCATCTTGCAAAACATCAGGTCAGGTAAGTACGGCACAAAGGAAGGCGTCAAGCTGGCCGACAAGGCCACTCAAGACTTTATCAAGCAGTACACCTACGCACCCCGCGGCCAGATGGCCCAGGACGCGCTGCAAAGCGTTGCTGGCCTGCTTGAATCCACCAAGCTGCCACCAGTATTGCCAGAGGCCGGGTTGCTGGCCTCGATCCCCAGGGCAGCGTATGCCTCACAGTTTGAGCGTGCCGGTATGGCGGCAGAGCGTGCCATGGAACCAGTCGCGGCCAATGTGTTGGCGCGGGGCGGTTTGCCTGCTCAGTTGTTGACTGATTTGACTCAAGGCACGCGCAGCCAAATGCTGCCTGGAAACAATGTATTTGATCCAAGGTTTGACGCTAGGAAATTGGAGCAAGAGCGACTTAGGAATCTAAAGACAAACGTTGTTCCGATTTACGACTACACCGTACCAAAAATCAACCTTGCGGATTATCAAGACTATCCATTCATCACCAGCATGTCAGATCGGACCAGGACTGGTTTGTTGACTGACATTGATGGCGTCTCATTGAATCGACCTGTTTACTTGCAGGGTGGACAACCTTACATGTATGAAAACCCTGGACAGGTTTGGGCATCAGGCACAAAGCCAGCCAGTGACATTTACAAGATGGCGAACATGCTCAAAGAGACAACAGGCAAAGACCCGTTGTATATCCCTTGGGTTATGTCCCCATCAGGCAGTGACTTTGCCAACATGACGGGCGAAACCATGCTCTCTTATGCGCAGACCGTCATGGGCAAAGACACAAAAAAGGGTCTTGATCGGCAAATCAAAAACAGATTTATTCCAGACTGGCTTGGCCTTGATGACCCGGCAAGCATTGAGCAATTCAGAAATTTGTCTGACCGTAAACGCAAGTCGATGAAGAAGACATTGCTTGATAAGGAATTCAGGAATGAAGGCGGCTTGAGCATTGGCGAGGCTAGGCTGGCGATTGCAGATCCCAACCAATTGAATTTGCCTGATGCAAGCATTTTGAATGTCGGCCAGATCTTCCCAGATCAACCATTGATCATGCAATCAGGCCATGCTGCATACCCATTGGGCGTGCCTGGTCAGGGACTTGGCGCAGTGGAAGGCGGCCAAAACATATTTGATCTACTGCTGATGCACCGACTCAATCGAGGCATCATTGACCCATCCAACCCAAGCAGAAAAGATATTCGCACGCTCGAGATGAAACCCTACGCCGGTTTGCTCGATGCCGATTTGCTCAAGTCTTTGGGCAATTGAAAAGATATTCTGGCTTGAATTTATTTGCCATCTTTTCGCTGTATCGCAAGGTCAAAAACTCGCGCACTGATTCTGGCGTGACCTCTTTGATCTTTGACCCAATGCAATAGAACTCATGCAAGGTGAGCGCCTCAAGAATATCCTTGGACATCTTCACGTCTACATTGACATACGGGGATAATTTCACTTCACTTCTCCATAAAAAGCCGCCACCAGCGGATCGCGTCTGATCTTCACTTTACGGCCTCGATCACGCGCCTGACGAAAGGCTTTGTCATCGAGGGACTCTTTGCGCCGCCACTTGCGCACTCTGTCGCTGACGCTGGTGGGCAAAGGCTTGATGGCATCAATGCCGATCCCATAGCGATACACCGCCACCGGGATACCCCTGACCTCTGACCGGGTCCACTCTTGGATGTGGACCAGGTGCTGCTTGCGCAGCCGGTTGATCAGCAGCCTGGCAGACCTGTCGGTGCAATGGATCGTCTCAGCCACCTCCGCTGAGGTCAGGCCAATGTCGGTGATGGCCTTGATCAGACGGGGGAGCTGGGCAGACTTCATTTGGCCGCAGCAATGACTTCAAGCTCAAGGTCTTTGACCCTCTCGCGCAAGAGCTGCATCTCCTGGTCCATGTCCCGGTACTTGCGCTCTAGGCGCTCGCGGGTGAATGTCTCGCCATGAACGTACCCAATGAGCGTGCCATTTGTGATGGCCTTGCGGATGAGCTGCTCATACTCATGGCGGTTGAGCATGACCCCTGCAATGCCGCCAGGGGCACGCATCTTGTTGACCTCGAGGTCTATCTGTTGTTGCATTGTTTCGCTCATTCTCAAGCCCTCCAGACCAAGCAGTCCATCGCCACCACGATCAGACCAACAAGGCTGATCACGCGAATGATCTTCTCAGCGGTGCTGCACTCATGGACGTGGATCTCGATGGCCGCGCCATTCTCGAGCGAGTTGGGGAATGCCTCTGTGAAGGTGCGGGGGAACTTGCGGGTTGTTTCATTTTCCATGATTTAATTCCTTTAATTTAGTTTCGATGGCATCAACTATTTTTCTGCCGCTTTTTGACACTGGCCCACCACCGCCATTTAATCCAAAGTGATACCGCAATACATCGTCTGCCAGTATTTCCTTATCTGTCAGACCAACCCATTGGCGCTTTGAGTAACGCTCTTGAGGAGTCTGAGGAATCCCCCGAGTAATCGGCTGTATTCGATCAAACATTTTTTTTCCAAGATCATAGAATTCTTTGTCTTTGCCAGTACTGTTGTCAATTGCCATGATTAAACTCCTTGTTTGAATATTGATCACATTACACCTCTCATCTCCCACCCGAGCAGGAAGTAATTCCAGCGGGTGACAATGTTGCTGTTGGTGAACTTGGTCCCGTCCCAGGCGAGGTCTGCTGGGGTGTAGCCCTTTGAGGCCATCAGGGCCATGAAGACTTTTTGTGCTTTCATTGATTCTTATCCTTGAGTTTGGCCTCTACTTTTTTCATTGCTTGTTCTGGGATGGTGTCCCAACATTCTGAACGCTCTTGATTGGTCAGCCCTACCCATGTGCGCTGTGGTGGGGTTGCTATTACCATGTGCTTTAGCCAATCAGCCTGAAACCACTCATCTTGCCCGTTAATCCTGACGCATAAGTCTGTGTGATGTGCGTGATTCAGACGATTAATCAAGCGTTGAATGGAATCCACTTGAAGCGAGTTAATGTTTTTGTCAGTCAACAGCCACGCCACAGGCTCTTGCTCTTTGTGCTGTGCTTTCAGAGCAACATACTTGTCGGATAAAGCAACATACTTATCGGATAGTGCCGTGTAATCAGCAACTGCAACAATTCCACCGCAATCGCACTCACTTTTTGGATACGCTGGCTCGCTATGCACAGCACAATCCGACCAGTGCGCCAAAGGCTCTTGCTCAATCTCTTGCCCAAGCCTTTGCACCTCTTGCATGGCGTGTTCTGCCAATCGTTCTTTGAGTGCGGTAATGGCTTTTTCATAGATTGATCCACGCTCAATCATTAGCGTTTCCAACGCCTCAAGTGCCATTGCCATTGCTTCTCTGTCAGTCATCTCACACTCCAATATTTGTCGTTTGCGCCAGCCGGTCATAGCGCGTTGTACCCGTACTTGAAAAGCTCCACGGCCACCCGGCACAGGAACCCGATGAAGGGCAGCATCAGTGCCAGTGCCAGTCCAAATTTGAATGCACTCATTTTTGCTCCTTACGTTTTTGAATTGACTCGCGCAAATGCTGGCGCAGCCAGTTGACACCGCCCAGGCGCTTCCACTCAGCAAAGTGCGCCGGGATCAGCCTGGCGCTGACCGTGACGGCCACGCTGGTCATCTCACTCTTGGGTCTGGGCATCTTTATCTCCAGGCCGTGAGGACCGTTGCAAGGTCTTTGGTGGACACGATGAGTTGATCCAGGCGCATGGACTCATCACTCACGACAAAGAGTCCAGGGCCGCGCTTGGTGCGTCCCCAGGCATCTTTGCGGTTGACGTTGGAGAGTTGGTTCTTGCGCACGGCGTTGTACACCTGGTGCGTTGTGAACCCCTCATCGAGGCACTCGCGCATGGTCCGAGGAACCCGGCAAAAGTCAATGATCATCATCTTCAAGCTCCTCATCTTCATCAATTGTGGGGGCGTCATCAGGGTGAATGGGCCGGGTCAAGATCTGCTGCCAGCGCCATTCGGATTCATCGATTTCTGAGTACATACATCTCCTTGTTGTTGATCTGCCGATCATACACTGATTGACTAAGTGGTCAAATCCCACACAATCGAGTCAACTATTAACCCCATACAATGACCCTGGCGGGTTCATCCTCCCGCTGATTGAGCCGGGCACTCCACCCGATGCAGTTGCCACTTAGGGGGCTGGGCATCACTGTTCAGTCCCCATTTTTTCATGGTCTTGCACAAGTTGTCAATTTGGGGTTAACATCCCTGACATGAAAACAACCGACAACCCCATCCGAGACGTGCTGGTCAAGGCCAGCACTGCTGGCTACACAATGGCCGATGTCTGCCGAGTCGCGCAGATTGACCAGTCCCAGGTCAGTCGCTGGCTCAGTGGCCGCACCAAGCCCTTGTATGCCTCTGTGGTGCGCCTCAACCAAGTGGTCGATGCCATGGTAGCGGCCAGGTTGCAAGTACTCAACAAGGCCATGGACGAGGCCAACCAATGAGGCACATAGGCATCGACCCTGGTCTATCTGGCGCCATCGCGGTGCTCACAGATGACACGCTCCAGATCCACGACATGCCGGTGATGACCGTGGACAGAAATGGCAAAGCCAAGCGGCAGGTCAGCGCAAATGAGCTGGCCGAGCTGCTGAACCTGTACGCAGGCAAAGACTGTCATGTCTGCTGCGAGCGCGTGAGTGCCATGGCAGGGCAGGGCGTCACCTCAGTATTCAGTTTTGGCCGTTCATTTGGAATGATCGAGGGGATCTTGGCCGCGCTCAAGATGCCGGTCACCTTTGTGGCCCCTGCCACCTGGACCCGTGCCATTGGCCGCAGCCCTGGCAAGGATGCCAGCCGGGCCAGGGCCATGGAGCTTTTCCCGAATTACGAATACTTCTTCAAGCGCGTCAAGGACGATGGCCGTGCTGACGCTGCACTGATTGCACATTGGGGGCGTAAGCATGGATGACGCAGAACGCAAAGCAATGCGTGACCAGATTGTCTGGCTCACTCAGGAACTGGAAAAAGCCAGACGCGCAAATCAGGACAAGACTTTGCTCATGGGCCGAATGCTCAACCCTGAGGATCTGGGGCACGCAGTGAGCAACGAGGTGCGCCAGCTCATCTACACAATCATCATCAACGAGCAAGATGCAGAAAGAGAATCATGGAACAAAAAATAATCCTCAGACCAAGTGCAGCATCGCGCTGGATCGCCTGCCCGGCCAGCGTTAAGTTGTCTGTCGGCATTCCTGAGCAACCCTCTGGCGAGGCCGCGCAGATCGGGACCGCCATCCATGCCCTGGCTGAGTTGTGCTTCAAGGCCAAGACAAGCCCGGCAGACTATGTCGGCAAGGAGGTGGAAGGCATCACCATGACGCAGACAAATGCCGAGTATGCGCAGCTCCACCTCGATGAGATCAAGCGCGTCAGGGACGAGCTGGGGCACGTTAAGGTTGAGCAGTACGTCACCATTGTCGATACTGACGAGGTTAAGTTGGGCGGGACTGCTGACGTTGTGGGCCTGGGGTCTGGAAAGCTCATTGTGAGCGATTTGAAGACTGGCAAGGGCTGGGTGGATGCTGACTCTGCCCAGCTCAAGATCTACGCCTTGGGGGCCATCAGGTCAGCCAGCAAAAACGGTATCCCACCGCCTGGGCAGATTGAGTTGCGCATTGTCCAGCCGCACCATGGTGACGTGCGCAGCCACTCAATGACGTACAAAGAACTCTGGGACTGGTATCAAAACACCTTGCGCCCGGCCATTGTCCAGGCCACTGTGGATGACACCCAACCAAACCCCAGTGACTCTGCCTGTCAGTACTGCCCGGCCAAGATCGTGTGCCCTGCCCAACGTAAAGGCTTTGAGGTGCTCGCGGCCAAGCCAGACCTCAGAACCATGGACAAGGAACAGATCCAGGCCGTCATGCTCTCGCTCTCAGTCGAGCAGATTGCTGACCTCTTGGAGCGTGCGCCAGTGGTCGAGAAATTCATTGACGCTGTGCGTGACCATGCTGTGCAACGAATCAGGAATGGTGAGTCAATTCATGGCTGGCAGATGGTCCCTAAGCGTGCAACACGCAAATGGACCAATGAGGATGCCGCCTTGCAAGCGCTCACTGACGCTGGCATCGACAAGTCCAAACTGGTCTTAACTGAGATGGTGACGCCTGCGGTGGCCGAGAAGCTGCTGGGCAAGGACAAGAAGGCCATGGTCGATGACCTCACCACAAAAGAATCCTCGGGTTTGACTCTAGGCCGTGCCGTAGAGATTGCCCAATAATCCCATTCCCCCAACCGTGACGCAAGTCACACAACTCTGAAAGCGAGAACGCAAAATGCTAAATCTGTCCTCTGGTGGTGGCTCCGGCAACTACATTCGGTTTTCCCCCCAGGCAAATGCCTGGACCAATCAAGATGGAGAGATTCAACTTGGCAAAGTGGTCTTTGACATTGACAACGTCCAAACAGGCTGGCTCGAGCTGGGCGTTGGTGTCAGGGACTGGCAGCCTGATGCAGCCCTGGGCAAGAAGGGTCCGCAGCCCACTGCAAACCACAAGCGCGGGTTCTCCATCGTGTTTTATTCCAAGGCACTGGGAACTGTCGAGTGGTCCAGCAACGGTGTCGGCCCCAACATGGGCCTGGAGCAGCTCTACAAGCAGTGCTCTGAGCAGCGCAACGACACAAACTTTGACAAGCTGCCAGTGATCGAGTACACAGGCAGCCGCATGGAGAAGATCGGCAAGGGCACAACCCGAATCCCGAATTTCACCATAACAGGTTGGATCGCCCGTCCAGCAGGCATGGGCGCTCAGGAATTTGCACCCATTCCAGAGTTTGATCCTTTCCCTGCGCCAGTACCGGCACCAGCAGCTCCCGCGGCCAAGCAACACGCCGCACCCATTCCCGTTCACTCTGACGAGGATCTGTTCTAAGACGTAATGAATTAAGGGCCGGGGCTTTGTCCCCGGCTTTTTTTTCCCTCATGGAATCAAAAGAAGAATTCTGGCAACTGCTGGTGCTCATGTTGGCCCGGCGGGTGTACGAATTGGAGCAAAGAATTAAAAAAATGGAGAAGAAGAAGTGAGATATTTATCTGTTTGCTCTGGCATTGAGGCCGCGACAGTTGCTTGGCATCCACTTGGATGGACGGCAGCGGCCTACTCAGAGATCGAAAAATTCCCATCCCAGGTGCTCGCGCACCATTACCCAGACGTGCCCAATGTGGGCGACATGACCAAATTTAAGGAGTGGAACCTTGGATCAATTGACCTTCTTGTTGGAGGAACACCCTGCCAATCATTCAGCGTTGCAGGACTTAGAAAAGGATTGGATGACCCGCGTGGCAACCTCATGCTCACATTCCTTGCCATTGCTGACCAATATCGCCCCCGATGGTTGGTTTGGGAAAACGTCCCCGGCGTCTTGTCATCTAACGGAGGAAAAGATTTTGGAACCTTCCTCGGGGCGCTGGGGGAACTCGGGTATGGGTTCGCCTACAGAGTTTTTGACGCTCAGTACTTTGGAGTGGCCCAGCGACGCCGCCGTGTGTTTGTTGTCGGATACCTTGGAGACTGGAGAGCTGCCGCAGCGGTTCTTTTTGAGCGCCACAGCCTGTCAGGGGATTCTGCGCCGAGCAGAGAAAAGAGGAAAGAAGTTGCCTC